TGGTGGAACAACCAAACTAATAGATTTTAATATTGGTACACCAAGACTAAGGAAGACAAGCTCAGGATCCGGCAACTCTTGTGGTTGTAACTAGATTTATATAAATGAAAAAAATAATTCAATGGCTATCAGGTGGCGTTATCAAAGAAGTTGGTAACGTCATCGACAAGCTTACAACAACCGAAGAAGAAAGGTTAGAAGTAAAGAAACAAATACAACAGATATTAGAAGACGCAGATAGCAAAGCTCAAGAAGAAGTTAGCAAGCGTTGGGAAGCAGATATGAAGTCTGACTCTTTTTTATCTAAAAATATACGCCCAACGGTATTAATATATCTAACTGTTATATTTACTGTTTGCGCGTTTTTTGACGGTAATGTTGGTGAGTTTAGTATAGCCGAAGAATATATACCAATTTTCCAAACACTTTTAGTTACAGTATACGGAGCTTATTTTGTGGGAAGAACATGGGAAAAAGCGAAAAGTATAGGTGATAATAAAAATAGTAATTAATAATTAAATCAAATAAAATGAGTAAAAAAATCACAGAACAAGAATTAACTAAAATTCAAGAACAACAATTAGAACTTAATAAAGTTTTAGGAACTATAGGTTATCTATCAGCTCAAAAGCATTCAGAGTTACATAAAGTAGCTGGAATTAATGAAAATATTAATGAGCAAAAAAGATTACTTGAAGAAAAATACGGGCCTGTAAATATTAATTTAGAAGATGGTACTTACACAGAAGTAGAAACTGATGGCAAGTAATATAAGAAAAATAAGTATAGGATCTGATTATAAGAATGACGCCATGCATTATGCTGTAGGACAGCAAGTGTATGGTGGTCATACTATTTCTAATATTATATTTGAAGATCAAGATAATTCTTATAATATCTACATAAAAAAAGAAGACGAGGTGTTGCCTTGGAAGAAATTTAATGCTCACATGTCTATATCGGTTGAGTATGATTTAGAATATTAATGAGAAGCTTAGATTGTTTTATAGTTAAGCCGTTAGGTGAAAGATATAATAATGATGTTGAAGTTGGTGAAAAGAAATTAATAACTAATGCCAACATAGAAAGCTTTCGTCACATAAATAAAAAAGCGGTAATTGTAGAAACCCCCAAGAACTTTAAATCTCCTATAAAAAAAGGCGATGTGGTTCTTATTCATCATAATATATTTAGAAGATATTATGGTATGAGTGGGAAAGAAAAAAATGGTAGTACATACTTTAAGGATGATATGTACTTTGCGTACCCAGAACAAATATACGTGTACCAGAGAAACAATAAATGGTACACAAATGAGAATTATTGTTTTGTAGCACCTATTGAAGAAACAGACCATTTAAAGCCTGAAAAAGAACAAAAGCATATTGGTATATTAAAATATGGAAACAGTGAGCTAGAGGCGCTTAATATAACCCCTGGTGATCTAGTTGGATTTAAACCACTACGTGAGTTTGAATTTGTGTTTGACAAGCAAAGGCTTTATTGTATGAAATCAAATGATATTGTAATTAAATATGAACGTAGAGGAAACGAAAAGGAATATAATCCAAGCTGGGCAGAAAGCAGTTGAAGAGTTAATTAAAGTAGCTAAAGAGGCTATTGTTGATTCAGATGATGACATATCTGCTGATAGATTAAAGAATGCAGCGGCTACTAAAAAGCTAGCTATATTTGATGCGTTTGAAATACTTAATCGTATTGAAGAGGAGGAGGGCTACTTAGAGACGAAAGATACCAATAGTAAACAAGCTAAATTCAAAGGCTTTGCTGAAGGAAGATCGAAATGAGTTACAATCAGCAATTAGTAAAATCATTACCTAACCATATAAAAGATAGTGTTATTAAAAAAAATAACAAATCTAAAAAATGGGCATACGGATACAACGAAGATTATGACGTTGTTGTAATAAGCAAAACTGGTCAAATAGAGGAAGTTATTGAGATTCAAAATCTTAAAATCGCTTTACCTAAAAAAGAAGAGCAAGTTAAATCTGAATCTAAAAAATGGGAAAGAATACCTCATCCAAGTGAATTAATAAAGATAAAAAACGTAGCTGACTGGGAAGCAAAGCCGGAACATTTTAAAAATAAATGGTATGATTATATTGACAAAGAGTTTAGAAGGCGTGAAGAAGGTTTTTGGTTTTATAACAAAAATAAGTATATCTATATTACTGGTTCTCATTACATGTACTTGCAGTGGTCCAAAATTGATGTTGGGGCAGCAGACTTTAGGGAATCAAATAGATTATTCTACATATTCTGGGAAGCTTGCAAAGCGGACACACGATGTTACGGAATGTGCTACCTTAAAAACAGAAGGAGTGGATTTTCGTTCATGTCCTCAGCTGAGACTGTTAACCTCGCGACAATTTCCTCGGATTCACGGTTTGGAATATTGTCAAAGTCTGGCTCTGACGCTAAGAAGATGTTCACAGACAAGGTCGTACCGATATCCGTCAACTACCCCTTCTTCTTTAAACCCATCCAGGACGGTATGGACAGGCCCAAAACTGAGCTTGCCTATCGCGTCCCCGCCTCAAAGCTTACTCGTAAGAAACTTGAAGCCAACGAAGCACGAAAAGAACTTGAGGGATTAGATACAACTATTGACTGGAAAAACACGGGCGATAACTCTTATGATGGTGAAAAATTAAAACTACTAGTACACGATGAAAGTGGAAAGTGGGAAAGGCCGGACAACATATTAAATAACTGGCGAGTAACCAAAACAACATTAAGACTAGGTAGTCGAGTTGTTGGTAAATGTATGATGGGAAGTACATCAAATGCTTTAGACAAAGGAGGTGAAAATTTTAGAAAACTTTACAATGATTCAGATGTTACCAAAAGAAACGCCAATGGACAGACTCGCTCAGGATTATATTCTTTGTTCATACCTATGGAATGGAACTACGAGGGTTACATTGACGCTTATGGCTTACCTGTATTCGACACGCCGGTCAGCCCAGCTATTGGTCCACAAGGAGAAAAAATAAAAATAGGCGTAATAGAATATTGGAATAATGAAGTAGAAGGTCTAAGAGATGATCAAGATGGCTTAAATGAATTTTATAGACAATTTCCAAGAACTACAAAGCATGCGTTTAGAGATGAAGCAAAGCAATCGCTTTTTAATCTAACAAAAATATACGAGCAAATAGATTATAACGAAGATCTAAGAAACACTCAAGCAGTAACTCAAGGCAATTTTTATTGGGAGGGTGGTATTAAAGATTCTAAAGTTATGTTTGCTCCTAATAAAGAAGGTAGATTTTTTATATCTTGGATACCTGATTTAGCTTTACAAAATAACGTGCTATTTAAAAATGGTATACGATGGCCAGGGAATGAGCACATTGGTGCTTTTGGCTGTGATAGTTACGATATATCCGGTACTGTTGATGGCAAAGGCTCTAAAGGAGCTTTACACGGATTAACCAAATTTAGTATGGAAAATGCTCCGGTTAATACATTTTTTTTAGAGTATATTTCTAGACCACAAACAGCAGATATATTTTTTGAAGATGTATTAATGGCTTGTGTATTTTATGGAATGCCTATATTGGCTGAAAATAATAAACCTAGATTATTGTATCATTTCAAAAGAAGAGGATACAGAGGTTTTAGCATGAACAGACCAGATAAACTTAATTTGTCCGTAACTGAAAGAGAAATCGGTGGAATGCCTAACTCTAGTGAAGATATAAAACAAGCACATGCTGCAGCTATAGAAGCTTACATAGAAAATCACGTAGGCTTAACTGAAAAAGGTTATGGCACTACTTATTTCCAACGAACACTAGAGGATTGGGCAAAATTTAATATAAACAATAGAACTAAGCATGATGCGTCTATAAGCTCTGGTTTAGCCATAATGGCTTGCAACAAGAACAAATACAGACCATCCCCAAAAAGAGTGTTAAAATCAACTCCTTTAGGAATAAAAAAATATAACAATAGAGGGTCAAGCTCAAAAATAATGTAGATGATATCAACCAATTATAACAGCTCATTTCCAGATCAGGTGGTACCGGATGAGGAAAAGCAAACATTAGAATACGGTATTAAAGTAGGTCAGGCTATTGAGTTTGAATGGTTCCGAAATAACAGAAGTGGAGGTGATAGATTTTTATCTAATTACCAAAACTATCATAGGTTAAAGCTTTATGCTAGAGGTGAACAATCAATACAAAAGTACAAAGATGAATTAGCTATAAATGGTGACTTGTCTTACTTAAACTTAGATTGGAAACCTGTGCCTGTAATATCTAAATTTGTAGATATTGTTGTTAATGGAATGTCTCAAAGAGCTTACGAGATCAAGGCTTTTGCTCAAGATCCGGAATCTTTGCAGAAAAGAACCAAATACGCAGAAAGAATAATGCGGGATATGGCTGCTAAAGAGTTTTTAAACAACGTAAAGAATACTCTAGGGATTGACATGTACTCTACCAACCCTGAAGAATTACCTAAAGATGTTGCGGAGCTGTCTCTTAAAATGCAACTAGAATTTAAAGAGGCTGTAGAAATAGCAGAAGAGCAAGCTATAAATACAATATTAGATAAAAGTAAATACGATGAATCTAGGAAGAGAGTTATATATGATTTAGTCACATTAGGTATTGGATGTACGAAAACTAGCTTTAATTTAACGGAAGGTATAAAAACAGAATACGTTGACCCCGCTAGCTTAGTTTATTCTTATACTGAGGATCCTAATTTTGAAGATATATATTACGTAGGTGAAGTTAAAACAATATCCATACCTGAACTAAAAAAGCAATTTCCTGATTTAACAGCAGAAGATTTAAAGCAAATAAATAAGTTTGGTAGCTCTAGCAATTATATGCGAGGCTATAACGGAGGGCAAGGTAATGATGATCAAGTTAATGTACTGTTTTTTGAGTACAAAACATATAGCGATCAAGTATTTAAAATAAAGCACACAGAACAAGGTCTTGAAAAGGCTTTAGAAAAAACAGATACATTCAATCCGCCTAAAAACGATAACTTTGATAAAGTAAGTAGAAGTATAGAGGTTTTATATAGTGGTGCTAAGATACTTGGACAAAATATGATGCTTAAGTGGGAATTGGCTAAAAATATGACCAGACCAAATTCAGATACTACTAAAGTTAAAATGAACTATTCTATTTGTGCACCTAGAATGTACAAAGGAAAAGTACAATCATTAGTGAGTAGAGTTACAGGATTTGCGGATATGATTCAGCTCACTCATTTAAAAATACAACAAGTATTATCAAGGATGGTTCCAGACGGAGTATATCTTGATGTGGACGGTTTGACAGAAGTTGATTTAGGTAACGGAACCAATTACAACCCTCAAGAAGCCCTTAATATGTATTTCCAAACAGGTAGTATTATAGGTAGGTCACTTACGCAAGATGGTGATCCAAATAGAGGTAAGGTGCCTATTCAAGAATTACAATCATCTAACGGACAAGCTAAGCTGAGTGCTTTGATAAGTACGTATCAGTATTACCTGCAAATGATTCGGGATGTAACCGGATTAAACGAAGCAAGGGACGGAAGT